GGCGTTTGCATCGTGTGTAAAAAACCGTTATTGCGATTTTGTATTCGGATTGCAGTTTTTTTGTTTATGTATTCTGCACCGCGCCTTGAGTTACATGGCTTACATGCAGGAACATATCCATCATCAATCGTGCCACCTTCGTCGTGCTCAACTAGGTGATCTAGTTCGGTTGCTTTCGCGCGCCTGCACCAATGACATGTTGGTTCGTCTCGCAGTAGTTCGGCTCTTGCTGCTTTGTATCGCTTGCTGTCGTATTCGGTTAGTGGGCGTGCCATAGTTCTAAACCCTGCTAGCGCGCGCTGTCGCGCTTGCTCTCAAGTTGCTGTGAGTGTGTTGCATGTCGGGCTCGAGTCTGTTGAGTTTGTTTGTGGTATGTCATCTGTAAGCGTAATGCAAGACAGAGTGATGATGCTCACCCACGGGATGCCTCACTCCGTTACCTTGCTCATCTAGTCGATTATGTTTACGACTCGCCTCGGCGCTTTGGCTAATCCATTTCGTCTTGCAAGTTTCAGCGCGCGCCGATCAAACCTTGTTCCCAAGGATTAGCCCCGCATCATGCGAACGATGTACGGCCTTGCTACTTGCCAGTTGTAAGAGGGTTTACTTTCTATCAGACCTAATCATTAGAGCTGCACATAGCATTGTGAAAGCAAGTACGAGCCACACTGGGCGACTCATCGATCTAGCATTTCGTCTATATCGCGTACATGATCAGGGTTAGCTCTTTGGTAGCCATTAAAGGCAACGATGGCATATTCACGCGTGCGCCATTCATCAGAATACAAAGCGTGTCCAAGATGTTCTGCTAGCTCATGCATCATTGACATCCACAAGTTTCCTTGATTAAAGTAATGCAGATTTTGTGCTTCAAGTTCTACAATGCGGCGATTGGCGTTGTCACGCTCGCGCGCAATCGCTTGGCAGTGATCGTGCAGTCGGTCGTATTCTTCGGTTGGGTTTTTCATAGTTTCATCCTGTCAATTAGCACTCGACACTGTCCCGATGACAATGTCTCAATCACTACATCGTCTACGCCGAGAGTCTTGTGAATGAACTCGAGCAGCTGAAAGTCATCCCATGCTTTACCCCGGGCAAGCGACTTTAAGAAGCCAATTTGTTTAGGTGTAGCACCGCCGAATGTGTCCGGTGCAGGCGTGCTATTAACGCGGTTTACTTTCTCCATCTCGTTAGATGATGCGCGCTCTCCAGTATGTCCTAGCGGCCCATTTGAGATGCACCTACCGATTCCAGAAGTTTCCGCATTTTCGCAGAACGAAGTTTTATTGACAGGACTATTGCCCATGACTTCTTCTGCATAACCTGTCGAGATGAGCCTTCCGTCGTTGTCGTAAGAGCTGCACTTGAAGAGCACTGTGGATCCGTCGTAATGCACCATCTCCGTCACGATCTGTCCGTGAGGGTAGGCAGTCCAGAAGCGCTCTAGGCGCTGTGCAACGGTCTCATATAGCGATAGGTCAAAGTGTGCCATCAGCGCGCCTTCCAGACGATTGCCATGTTGCCTGCAAGCGTTGGTCGTTCTAGTTCTGTGGCGTAGACAAACTTGTCTTTGACTAATGAGCCTCGTGTCGGTCTGACAGTGTTGCCAGAGATGCCCAGTGCGCGCTCGATCTCTTCGTCTGTTGCTCCGCCTGTTTGCTTTAGATACTCGTAGACGCGCCGACGCTTTGAGCCCGATTTAGGCAACGCGTTAAGAGCTGCAATTACAGAAGTCGGTTTTGCTGATGGTGAGATAATGACCGTGTTTCGGTCTATTGCACATTCTTCACGGTATGCACCGAGTCCGCGTGTAGGTGCAAAAAGTTGTAAGTCGTTCATCGTGGGTTCCTTTTGGTCGGGTCTATTGGTTTTACTCTGCTACATGCTTTGAGGCTTGGATGAAGCCACATGATCTTCTCTGGGTTATGTCGGTATCGAGTGCCGTGCATCGTCAGTCCGCACGCTTTACAAGGCGCGTATAACATTTATCGCCGCTTTCAGCACGCTTGCATTAAAGCGATTTACTTCTCCGCCGAGAGTGATGAACGCGTCGTACATGATCACAAGTTCGTCTATAAGTATTTCGTGATCGTGTTGCACTGGTTCTATGTGATTGGGTCGCACAATGTCATCTAAAAATTGCTTGAATACTTTGTTGTATTTGTCGCTGTAAGTTTCGGGATACATCTGTCGGGTCTCCTCTGTGATTCCTGTTTCGGGATATTGCTCTTCGGTCACTTCGGAAGGTTCCAAGGTGTCCAAGTTGAATTATGCCATATGGCTAGACCTGCGATGAGGTTTATGCGCGGATCAAATAGTTCGTCGCACACTGTCAAGATCCCTTTCGTTTGTAGCCAGCCTTTGGGCCAGTATGTCGAAGGGGTGCACCAGAATCCGTTGATCTGCATCAGACCATAAGAGCCGCCGTTGGTGTCCCGAGGGTTAAAAGAATCCGCGTGACAATTTGACTCACGCTTTAAGACGCGCATCAAGGTCGGTGTTTCCCATTCAGGCCAACCAACACTTAGCCCAAGATTGAGAGCTCCAGCGCAAGCGGTTACTGGGGTCGTGCTCGATGTCGTGGTCGGTAGGGGTGCTAACGGAATGGTCACATAATTTGTTTGGGCACTGGCTTCTAGCATGCCCTGAGACGGCTCTGAAGCGTCCCAGAGAAGCACAAAAGGGCAAAGTCCTAAAGTTACCCATGCAAAGATTTTGATTGTTAAATAGCTCATTGTTGAAAGTCCAGTTCTGTAGGTATGCCCCAGGAATCTCCTGCCATGTTGCGGAAGGCCATTTGAGCGCGGATGATTTTGTGTGTGTCCGAATGTCGGAAGATCTGAATCAAGACCTCTTGTGCGTTGTCTAATGTGCATCTACCTACTTCGTAGATGAAGACTTGTGGTTCAGTCATGATTAATACTCCTATCGTCGGTACTTCGACCATAGAGGATCGGTGCGCGCTATTGGGGGATTTCGGCGAACACTCTCTGAAAGGCTTGTTTGACAAGGGTTGGAGAGTCTGCCATTGCCGGGGTGATCTCAAAGTGGCACCAAGATCCGTTGGGTGCACCGTGGATCGTTGGCTTGGAATATCTGCTCCAGCGTTGTCGAGTGCAAAGCCATCCGCGTCCGAATGGTTTTGGTGTGTAGTCCAAGATGCACTCAAGTCCGAGCGCGTTTGCGTTGACGGTAACAATGTTTAGGAAAGCGACCATGCCTTTGCGATTTGCTGTCGGATGTTTTTCTGTTACTGCAAAGGATAGATCTACAGCTCTTCCGCAAGCATGCACTGAAAGATTGTCGGAGCCGCTCATGTTTCGTATTCCCCAGCTGCCAAAGTTGTAGAACGCTTCGTCGCTGAAGCGGATTGCTTGTCTGATCCATTCGTCCATGCCCTGTCTAGGGCCAATAGATGCTCCGTCGGAGTTACCTGTGTACGGTCTGGAGTTCGGGATCTTTGGGTTGGCTGGTATCACTTGCTTTTTTTGTTGCCAAACACATTTGAGGATTCGCCGCCTTGTTTGGCGTTTACTCCGTTGCCGATTGAGTAGCCAATAATCATTGTGAGCATTGGTACGCCTGATGCCATGTCGATCTTGTCGGCGATCATTAGCGCGGTTAGGCAGAGCAATCCGACAAGCAAAATAACAAACTTGGGCAAATTATTGACAGTCATAATTAGTCACGCGGAACATAATTAACTTGGCGCTGTATAAACGCATCATATTCTGCTGGTGTCATTGGCCGAACAACATTGTCTATTTGTATTTCTACTGAGTCATGCGGATACATTGCTACTGCTTCGGCGTATGTCATGTCATGCCCTAACTGTTTTGGTATCCGTAAACTCGAATTGTGCCGCCAGTGATCGTGCCAGTTGATGGTGTCAAAGTAAAGGCGGTGTAACTTGTTGCATCGTTTAACATACCCTCAATGCGATAAGTGCTATTTGTTGTTGTACCGTTGCCGCTAAATGATGATATGTGAGTCACTTTTGTGTTAAACGGGTTTCGTAATTCGCAATTCATGTCAAGCGATGCGGTGTCTCCCGAGCCTGCGTAGACCCATGATGCTGTGTTGCTACCTGCAATACCGCCAACCGTCGAGGATGGATAATCCATGTAAATAATGCCTGCATAATAATTTGCCGTTGTTGAGCCTAAAGTCATTTTTAGGGTTGACACCGCAGACCCGACACCACCAGTGACAGTAATTTTGTATGTGTCATAAGTTGCACTAAACGCGCTGGATACAGTGACACTGCCAACGGCGCTGCCAATTGTTGTGGTGCTAATTAAACTTAATGCGCCAGGTGATGCAGGCCCGACAGTAGCCCACGCCGCGCCCGTGTAATACTGCACAACATCGCTGGCCTCGATGTAACACAACTGGCCCTCTGCCAACGCTTTATTACTGCCACCAAAAGCGGCATCGCGCGTAACTGTTGTAGCAAATACTGGAACGCCTGTCGCGGCGCTTAGATTCTGTTGCGATGCAGTGAGCACCTGCGCGGCGGTAAACTTCGGGACTGATGTTTGTGCGTTGGCTCCCATAATGCTCTTTATCCTAGGACATTGTTTGCGTCAAGTGTGCCATACACCAAGTCGTTCAAGATGAGCTCATAGACGATCGTGGTCGGTGAGGTGAAGTAAGTAACAGCGTGCCCTGCCGACAAGGTAAGCCTGTGCTCTAGTCCTTCGATGGTCAGATCTTGGGCGAACTGTGTAGGGCCTGCCGAGGTTGTTATTGACTTTTGAATATTGATCAGGTCGCCTACATCCAAAAGCGCAAGTATGTCTTGATCTACGGCAGGTGTCCCAATGAACTCTGTGCCGAGGAAGTTGAAGCGTGCTTCGGGATCTGGGCTGATGAGGTATTCGGCAAGTGTGAGAGCTGCGGCGTCATTATGAACAAGTGAGTCGGTGATGGATTGTGTCTGCACAAGGTAGGCGGCTTGGCTGACTAGGTCTTCGGCGACCTGTGGGGATGCGGCTCCAGCGTGTTGAATGGATGCACGATTGACGACTGTGTCCGCTTGGAAAGAGATGTCTATTGCCGAGTAGCCGATGTTTGTGTTGTCATCATGGAACTCGGCGACAGGGACGCCTAGCGTCGTTCCTAGACGCTTCTGGAAGGTGATTGTGCCTTCTCGATCCACAAAGATCCGACCCTGCTCGGCTTCATTAATTTTGTTGGCGTAAGCGGCGACCGAGGTTCCGTTGGCGACCGTCCAAGCAGCTGCGCCGCCAAGGGTCGCCACGCCTGTCTCAATGCTCCGTGTGCCTGTGTAGGCGACTTCTGGTAGATCTAACAGGTTTCCGAATCGAGTGCTGGAGAGCTCCTCGGTGACATTCCATTCGGCAAGGAAGGTCTGTCCGAGCTGGTAGGAGAAGTCCGCGCAATTCACGGTAACGGTGTCAAGGCCGCCAAGCGTAAAGGTGTAGTCGTAGTTAACTATGTAGCCAACCCACAAGTATTTTTTGACGCCGAGTGAGTCGTACCTTGAAAAGCGAACTTGGCGAAGAGGTGCAAGCCCCGGCTGATTGTTCGCTGGATCGTAGTAGGGCGAAGTCGTGTCAAAAGGGTTAAACACTCCGTCGGCGTAAGTGTCGTTCAAGGTAAAGCTCATCGTCCCATAAGCAAATTGGTCGCCAGTGTTAGCGCGTCCGCGCTTTGCTGTAAGTCCGATCGTGCCATCCATAACGGACGCATATTGGTCGGTTCCGTCAAGGACATATTGAGTGTTGTTTAGTTCGCCTTTGAGATCGTCGTCAAGTGTGAATGCGTCCCAGTTGTACCCTGTGTCGATCTCAAGGTCGTAGTTGCCTGATCCGATTACCGCTACGCCTGCCATTAGGCGACCGCTATGTTCGCTGGGCCGTTCTGCCTGTTGAATGCTCTAATCGCGTTCACGACAGCTGTGCCGATCTCCGCGCTCGAGCCGAGACCGCCGTTTATATTGATCGTGTAATTGCCCATTCCACCGCCGCGTCCAGATAAAGGAATGACCGCTTCAGGGCCGCGCTCGCCGATCATTGCAAGCGTTGGCCCTGTCACGATTCCACCGTCCGCAAGCATAGGGATATTCGGAACGGAGAAGCCTTTGCCACCTAACCCCGGCACCCAAGACGGAATGTTAAATGACAATTTGCCAACAGTGTTATTCCAAAGTGATGCAATGCCATTAAATAGGTTTTTGTAGATGTTAAAGATTGCTGTGAAGTAAGTAGTGAGTCCGTCAAAGACTGCTTTACCGCCTGCAAGCATGCCTTGGAAAACTGTGTCCACGATCTTTCGGACGGTCTCGAACTTAAAGTAGAGCGCTGTCAAGATTGCAATAAAGGCGACAATCGCCAAGACGACAAGTGTGACAGGGTTCGCCAGTAGTAGAGCGTTAAACACTGCGACAACGCCGTTCACAATCATTTGTGCGGCTGCATAAACTTTCATAGCGGCATTAAGAGCCAAGATTGTTAATGCGATTCCACCGATTGCTCCTGCGACAATTAAGAAGACTTTTGTGTGTTCTTGTGCCCACGCGCCAAAGGCGATTAGGTAAGGAAGGAGCGCCTCGACTACTGGGATCAATGCCGCGCCGATTGACTCTTTAGTCTCTGCCAATGCAATTCCGAGACGCTTCATTCCGCCTTCGGCAGTGGCGGCAGCTGCGGCAGAAGCACCACCGAACGATCCGCCAAGCACATTCATTACATCTTCCAAAGATGCACCGTCTTTGATCATGGCTTTAATTTCTGGACTTAGTGCGGCAAGTCCTTTCATGTTTCCGCCGTAAGCCTTGGCAAGCGCGTCGGAGACGGTCGCTAGGTCTTTGCCTGATCCTGCGGAGATGTCTTGTGCGAGTGCGAGAGCTTTGTTGGCTTCCTCGATGTCTTTAGTACCTCGGGTCAATGCGGCAAGTGCCGGACGAAGTTCACTGTCCGCGACGCCAGACGCCAGACTCATCTTCGTTATCATGTCCTCTTCGGCTTTTATCTGTGCGTCAGTAGCGCCAGTGACATTAGAAAGCGCGAGCGCAAGCTGTACCTGTTCGGCTTGATCTTCCATTGCCGCCTTGGTAGCACCTACAAGAGCGACACCTAATCCTGCGACTGCGGCTGCGGCTGGAAGCGCGGCTTTCTTAATGGCAAACTGTGCCTTATTAGACGCGCCCTCAAGCGACTGGAATTCTTTAATTGCCTTTTGGGTTCCCTTGGCGTCAAACTCCGAAATAATTGGGATATTTACTGATGCCATTACTCGACCACATTCCGATCAACTTTGTCCATGACAGTCTCAACTATTCGCCGCATCTCTGACTCGACTGTGCCTTGGTTCTTCTCCATTGCTTTCCACATTACTCTTGATCGCATGCCGTAGCGCGCCGAGAGTGCACTGCCAAGTCTGCCGTTTGCAGCCATGTCAAAGAGTGTCCCAGTAGAGCCCGAGTAGATGATGTTGAAGACGCCGACATTGCGGATCTGTCCACGGAACTCCGAGACCTTCTTAGTGTTGATCTTGGCAGAGATCTTTTGCTTGCGTCCAGCATCCCAAGGAAGCATCTTGAAGCCTGAAGGCGTAGTCCACTTACGACCCATGCCAGACAGCGGAACAGTGTTGGGTATCAGTGCAAGCGCGTCATTTATGACAGGCTTTGCGACATTACGGAAGTCTTTTGCGATCTGATTACGAAGCCCCGGCTCAACAGAGTTCAGCTGCTTTATAGCATCCTTTAGACCGTAGATCTTGATCTTTGTGTTGAGTCCTTCAGCCATGTCACCTTTTCTTGTTTTGTTTTTCTAGCACTGCGACAATGGTAGTGAGGTCTCGCGTGTCAAAGGTGTCAGCGTAGAAAGTGGGAGCCCACCCTGTCGCGACTACAAGTTCGGCGAGTTGTCGCCTGTAGCCGCGTCCGTAGGGTTTACATCTGTAGCGTCCTCTACGCCGATCTCAACATCTGGATTCGCTTTAAGCCATTCGCGCCAAGTTGGTGGAAGTGTTTCGCCTTTGATGCCAAGCATTATGTACGCCCAACAAGCCATGTCTGATGCACCGATTCCGCGTCCGTCAGATACTCGACGATTCTCTAAGCGTTCCCATTCGGCGATCGCAAATAAGTTCGTGATGAGTGTTTCTTTTTTGTCTCCGCGTGTAAGCGTGAGTTTAATCTTCATTGTGTTTCCTTTCGTCGGGCCAAGGAAGGCCGTTATTTATGGAGTGACATCCACCGAGTAGACACCGCCCATCGTGGAAATGTCCACGGATTGGAGTTCACCGAGCGATGCAGAAATTACAGGCAAAGACTCAAGATAGGTGTTTGTCAAAATAAAGCCGGGGTTCGTAGCCGAATCAGCTGCGGTTGTTGGCTTCACCGTGACGACAAATTTTGTTCCGACAAGCGGTGCAAGAGTGGCGTAAGTGGCGCTGGCTTCGTAACTCAAAAATAAGGTTACGCTTAATTCATTATCCTCAAGGCCCGCGGTGAAAGTGTTTGCTGTATTTCCGAAGACCGTGTCATTCAGTGCGGTCACTGTGCGAGTCAAGGTTGCGCTTGTGCACCAACCCGAAAGATCAACGGATCCAAATTTGACTTGCGGATTGCTGAGGATAGTACTTGTAGCCATGTGAGTTACTCCTTGGAAGTGTTGGTTTTAGTTTGACACATAATGAGACCGAGAGGGTGGATTAGGCAGTCTGCACGACAGTCGTGACCGACAGCTCATAGGCAGGAAGCGTTGAGCCGCCGATGTCTAGGTTTGTGGGGCGTCCAGAGACGACGCCAATGTTTAGCGCGTAGATCTGGGCAAGGATGTTAAGCAGGCTCTTTTGAGCGTCTAAGTTGCCCGGGCCGAGCGTGATGATCTGCAAGGTGAAGTTGAGTTTTGCGACATTGTAGTTGTAGCCGTCAATGGAGTCGATGTTTACGAAGACGGAAGGTGGGCTTATATTGCGTGGGTCATTATTTACTTGAAGACCGCTTACTGTTGAGAGCTTCGCTACAAGATCGTCAAAGCCTTCGTTAAATAGATCTGTGTAATTAGGTACAGCCATTAGGCGACCTGCGGACGATCAATTCCGAGAAGCTGTCGGATCATTCCGTTTAGACCCATGACTGGGGTTACGCCCATGTTTTGGAATGAAGCGTATTGATCTACTGATCCGCGTTGGCGGTACAGCGCGCCACCGTACATCTGTGTCCCTAGGAATACATCTTGCGAAGGAACGGTAGTCAGTGAGTCCACATAGCCTGCTTCCATTCTTCGGCGCCACGCGAACTGCGAAGAAGCTGAAGCGCACACTGTTAGGAAGGCGGCGTCCGCTGCGGTCGCTGTGCCGATGCCGAGCCAGTCCTCAATGTTTGCTGCAGTGACCCAAGTGCAAGTCTGGGTAATTGTTAGCGTGCCAGCGGCAGCCGTTCTTGTGACATTGCTAGCGGTCTTTGCAACGAGCACTTGGTTAGCGATCGGAATGTTTGCATCGTAAAGAAGATCGCCTTCTGTATCTATGCCGACATAAAGGTATTGAGGTAATGCGCGGACTGTGTAAGTTCCGTTGAAGGTTGCGTCTACCCCGGCAAGGACGACACTTGCGCCGAGTTCAATTTCTGCATCGGTAAGAAGTTGAACTACGGCGTAGTTGTCTATGAGGTATTTCTGCGTAATGCTGTAAACAGCCATGAGCGGTAGCCCCGCTCTCGACTAAGCCTGTGTGATCTTGCGGATCATTCCAGCGATTGCAGCAAAGGTTGAAACATAGCCATGGAAGCTCATTTGACGGCCCAAAACTGAAGGTTGTTCTACGCTCATCAATCCGCGGATTGATTCATAAAATTCGAAAGCGTCGCCTTGACCTTGACCGACTCGAGTAATAACCATAGTTTTGGCAGCAAAATTGCTGTCCACTACAAGTTGCAAACCGAGTGGGTTTCCGTTCCATGATGTTGCGTTTCCGCCGCCGAGTGCGTTCTGGCCTGTAAGACCTGCACCGATGAATGGGAACACTGGGCGTCCTGTGGTGTCTGCAAGTTGTCCCATTTGACCCCACACATCAGGCGATACGAACATGTGTGTTGGTGTCCAGTTGCGGTTACTTGAAATGTCTACGGCAGAGTCGTAAACGCTCTTCAGCAAGTCGGCTACTGTTCCGTCCCATACGCCCGATGAAGTGGCAGCGGCAAGCAAGTTATCTGCAGCCAAGTTATCTGATGCGATCATGTATTCGCCCATGAGGTCATTCAAGATTAATTGCATTGCGTCGGGCGAAGTGAACGAAATGTCCTGAGCGGACAAAGTTACTTGACCCGCAAGAGTTGTTTTTGTGACCGAGTTGGAAGCAATGACCATTGTGGTTGCTGACACTGCAGACAATTCGGTGGACTGTGATGCGACGCTTGTGTGTGTCGTAATCGTTGGACGGATAAAAGTTTTTTGCTGTCCGTTGTCAGGATAAGCGCGTGCTCCGAGAGCTCCGACTACAGGCCTCAAAAAATTTAGGTCTTGTACGAGGGGCCCGAGCACGACGGTATTTAGCAAGCCGGGGGTGTCAGTTGTAATGACATCGCCTGCAGCTGCTTCAAACACTGTTCGCTTTGATTTGGTGTACTCCGATACTGCTGCGTTCATGTTGGAGAATGTGTCTCCGCCGATGTGATAAGCAGCCATGAATTCGCCAGCTGTTGGCAACTTAAATTCGCGCTTTGCTTGTGCTGGAATTGGTGCAGTTGGAATTGTTGCTTCTACTGCTGGGACTGTTGGCTCTGACATGGGTTCGTTCTCCTGTGTAGGTTCTGTTTCTATGATACTTATTTCTTCGTCTTCGTGGTGGATACTCGCTGCGATGTCTGTGATCATGGCTCCAGCAAAAGCAGGAACTGGCACCATAGACAACTCAATCCAGTCGGCTGCCAACACTGTTAGCGATCCGTCTTTGTTTGCTCGAGTCTTAGTTGGGTTTACTCCGACCGATACCGAGTCCAGTACGCCGTCCAGAGCAAGCTGTAGGGCTTCGTCGCCTGCAGCGGTCTTGCTGATTTTGGCACTAAACAGCATGCCTTCTGGAGTGTCTACGCGTTCGGTGACAATTCCGATGGCCTGATTGCTGTCATGGTTCATGTATAGGCGCGGCGCTTTGCCTTCAATTGGAAGGCTACCTTGCTCAAAGATGACTTCGGTTCCGTCGGCGACTGTTGCTGCTACGCCGTAAGGAACTGCGATTCCTGTGATGGTTCGTGATGGTGTTCCGTCGCCTGCAGCTGCATCAATGCTGGCGGATGGTGCTGTGAATCTGATCATGAATTTGCGATCTCCTGTTGAGTGTCTTCTTGTACTGGCATGTCCATTTTGTCTGCTAAATAATTATCTTCTAAATACGATTCGTAATCAAAGGCAACATAAGTACCGTTAGGCAAAACATTATTCATAGATAGTGTTTCTGCTATTGCATCGGCGTACAACTTGACGCCAAAAAATAGCAAGTCCATGCGAGCCTGTTGCGATGACTGATATGAATATGACCCAGTAGATACGCCGATCAGGTATGGCGGAACATTGCCAATACGACCGCCAGTTTCTAACGCGCTGTAATTAGCAGACTCAATAAGAAGCATCTTGTCTGGCGACATTGTTGTCGGTTCGTATGTAAGGAATTCGTTTAGGGCTGCAGTCTGATTAGTCGCTCGAGCAGTGTTAAAAGCTGCAGCAAGATCCGCTAATTCTTGCGCGCTTAAAGGCTCACCGCCAGTCTGACGAAGCACCCCGGCAGGAATGGAGCTGCTCGCGTTGCGCGCTCTTGCATCTTGAATCTTGATCGCTGTTTCAATGGCGGCTTGCGACGAATAGACCATGCCTTGTGTCGGCGACAAGAATTGCACAAGGTTTACTGGGTCAATCATTCCGCCTTGAAAATAAACTTCTTTGGAAGGTGCGAACCAAACAGGGCCAGCCATGTCGGTCGTCGTGACGGAGCCTGCAGGAAGTCGAGTAAAGGTTGCTGGGTATCCGTCAGCGGTACGCGATGTGATGTACCAAAAAGCGCGACCGTAAAAGTACAGGTCGTCAAAAGTCCATGACATTAAAAAGTTGTAGGGAACGGTTTGGTCAGGGCGACGCAACCAAGATCGGGGGGCGATATAGACGCGTTCCATTTCTTCGCCGTTCCACATTTCGTTATACATCTGTAATGGCATGCAGCCGATTACTGATGCAAGCAAGTCTCTACTTCTTGAAATTGCAGGGATGGATACAGCCGCCGCACGAAGTTGGCCTTCTCGGTAGGTGTAATACTGACCGACCATATTTGCGCCGACATTGCTTGAGTTATACCCAGGGTTCATCGCTCCAGCTGCAGCGGCTTTAGCAGGTGGTGGACTGATAGCAGCCTTGCTTACTTTGCGGTCAAATAATCCCATATCACATAGTGCCACATTTAGAGCGGATCATGGTGGCACTCGCCTAGTCAATTGCGGTATCCCGACGACAGGCAAGCAAGTAAGCGAGTGCCAAGAAGATGTTACTGATTTACAGTGACCAGCATCGGCTTCTGGGAGTTTCCTGGTCTTGCAGCTGCCGCCGCTCCCCATATCATCGTGCGACAAAGCTCGATTGGGCCAGCCGACTTTTGCGATGACACTGCGATTGAGCCTTGAGTCCTTACCATGACCGCGCGACAAACATGCTCGGCAAGCATCGCTTCGCCAGTGTGCACGATGCGTCCTTCGGTAATCATGTTTCTTACTATGGGGGTGTATTGCAATATTTCTTTGTAGCCCATGACGACGCGCCGACGCTCAAAGATCGGTGGGCAGTGTGCGTCAATCGTGGGCGAGAAGATGAACTTGATCGCAGGATCCGCCGCCAAAGCTGCGACATGCGCCCATAATTCTTTAGCGGTCTCGGCAGTAAAGGCGACAGATACACAAGTCCGACCGTCACCGAGCGCGACCGATCGAGTGGCAAAGTATCTGGACTCATCCATAGACGCTTCTACCGAGATCACGCCGCCAGTAGGAATCGGGCCGTCGTACTCAAGGTCAGGCCATAAGTGGGTTTGGATCCACGATTGGGTTGAAGCAATCCACATATTGAGAGAGCTTCGTAGGAAGTTTGAGCGGTCAGGGTCTTTGGATTCGGCGCGCAAAGTGTCCATCGTCAAAGTGTGTCCAAGTGCCGGATTGCCCCACGACCACGACGATTCTTGCATCGGATCAACTGTGGGCGGTGGGCTGAATTCGCAAAAGTAAAAGTTGGAAGGATTGTTTGTGTCAATAAGTCGCAGCGCGTTCTCTCGATGTCTGATAAATAATGTGCTGCTCTCGGTGCCAGCTGTGCTGAACATTGCCAAGTGAGGAGACCTTCGGACGCGCTGGGTTGGGATCAGGCCTGCCATTGTGATCTCGGAGATGTCAAAGATCTCATCCGCGCAAATTAGATCCACGCTCATTCCGTGACCGATTGAAGGGTTAGCCGCGCGCACATACCACTTCGTTCCGTCTGGCATTGTCGCCGAGTTACGACCAAACGACTTCATGATCTTGGCGCCGTAGCGGTCTTCGAGAATTGGTGCGATCTCATCAAAGAGCAGACAGGCAAGCGAAAGAGTATGAGCTGTAGATAAGACGGTCTGCTTCGTGCCCCGGATCTTGGGCATCTCAATCATCCAAAACAGAATTAAACACTGGATTAAAAGTGTCTTGCCATTCTGACGCGCCACCGAACAAAGAGAAGATCTGTGCACAAGATCATCCTGCCCATCAGGAGCAGTAGTGAATCCCAACGCGCGCTCAAGATAATGCACCTGCCAAGGCATGAGCTCAACATGAAGAAGCTCTGAAGCCATGTCCCCCACAAGTCCAGCCCATGAGCCGTCACAGTCTGGAACGATCGTTTCCAATCTTGGCTGGTCGTGGCTGATCACCGCCAGTTCAGGCTGGTTAGGGCTACTTGGGAGAGAGAGTTGGA